AGTAGATGTTTGAGTGACTGTTTGTGTAGGTGTCTGTGTAGCAGTCTGAGTTGGTGTCTGAGTATTTGTAGGTGTTACAGTTTGTGTAGATGTCTGAGTAGGTGTTTGAGTTTGAGTAGGTGTCTGAGTTGGTGTTTCAGTGGAAGTACGAGTCTGTGTTGGTGTTTGTGTTGAAGTGCGAGTAGGTGTGAATACATTATACGCAGGACCAGCAAAACCTGGAGGTAATGAATCACCTTGACCTTTTTTAAACAAATCTATCATACTCTTTATTATTTATAAAAATTTACGTTGTAGTTGGTGTAACTGGAGGTGTACCTGTAGTGGTACGAGTGTGTGTAGGTGTTCTAGTTACTGATTGTGTAGGTGTTTGAGTAGCAGATCTAGAATTAGTTGGTGTTCTAGTGTTTGTAGGTGTCTTAGTTGGTGTTTGTGTACCAGTAGGTGGTATTGATGTACTGGTATATGTTACTGTAGCTGTTTTAGTACCGGTACTTGTTCTTGTTTGAGTAGATGTTTTAGTCTGCGTTGGTGTTCTTGTTTGTGTAGCCGTTCTAGTTGGAGTGGGTGTAGGTGTAAGACCAACAGCAGGTGTCTGGGTAGATGTTCTAGACTGTGTAGGTGTTCTAGTATTAGTAGGTGTCTGAGTAGGAGTAAATGTTGGAGTCTGAGTAGACGTTATTGATTTTGTAGTTGTGGGTGTTCTAGTAGGAGATGCTGTTTTAGTTGGTGAATTTGTTCTAGTAATTGTAACCGTTCTAGTATTACTAGGTGTAAAACTTATTGTTTTAGTTTGTGTTGGTGTGTTTGTATTAGTAGAAGTTCTAGTATTAGTTGGTGTCTTAGTAGGTGTACCAGTTAAAGTCCTAGTAAGAGTATTAGTTGGAGTGGAAAAAGGTGTCTTACTACGTGTTTGAGTAGAAGTTCTAGTAGGAGTGTTGGTTCTGGTATTAGTAGGTGTCTGAGTAGGTGTAAATGTTCTTGTACGAGTCTGTGTAGAAGTAGGAGAATTAGTGCGAGTAGGTGACCTTGTACGTGTTTGTGTTAATGTAGGTGTAGCTGTAACTGGTTGAGTACCTGTACGAGTTTGTGTAGCTGTTCTAGTATTAGTTGGAGTTAATGTAATTGAAACAGTTGATGTTGGTGTAATCGTGACTGTTCTAGTAGGTGTGGGTAATATACCACCATTTAACGGTGGTAATTCATCAGCTACACTCCTCTTTACAAAAAAATCAGCCATACTAATATATATTTAATATTTTACTGTATTACACCCTGTAAATATGATTTATAGCCTGATTCATTAGAAACAATCAAACTAAATCCACAATTAGCAGATACCGGTGGTAAAGTTACTATTATTGAACTATCTACATAATTAACATTACCACCGTTTGTAACTATTTCATATGCACTAAATGGAGGATTACTTGAAGCGAGTGATGTACCACTATAGAAATCTACTGATGATAATGTTGGTAATACATTTAAAGTATTTGCTGATAAAAATACTTTCTTAGTATACTCCATTTGTGGTAAATTACTTAAGAAACCACCATTTAAAGTAATCTTTGGTAAATTACCTATACTGAAATATGCACTATCTACTAAATTACCATCATAACTGAATGTAATCTTACTTGTATCCGGTAATGCTTTAACTACTACTACTTCTTTATTAGCAGATAATTGATTATTATAGCTTTGTAATTGCTGAGAACTATAATATTCATCAACATCTATAGCAGATACAGGGTAGAAATTAGCTGATACAGTGTAAACATTAGAAACAGGGTTATTATCGTTCCTAAATAACCAGCCTTTTATGGTGAAAGCAGTGTCTGCAGTTACTCTATACTTAGTGGTAGCATCAATTTCAGTGGGATAACTAAGTGAAATACCACCTTCCCACATGACTTCTGACCTAATCTCCTGCATATACGGTAATTGTATATCAGTAGGAACCTTCCAAGATATAACAATATATGGATTAGTATATGGGATAAAATTGGTAAGTATCTGATCTATATCAGTCTGATACTTAGCAATAATAGACATGTTAACAGTGATGTTAACTGGTACTGGTGTCTTATAGAAGTAAGATTTAGCTACGTTATTCTCATAGAAACCGTCTAATTTATTGAAAACACGTGAGTCATCCCTTGCAATACCACCAATAGTGATGGCAATACATGGTAGGTCAATGTTTTGAGCCTTGTTTACAATGTCATACAATACTCTCTGTTTTGGAGAGTATAGGTATCTAACATTAATTTTACTTACAGTCTGTCGTTGATTGTTGAATCTCTTAATTACAACACTATCAAAAGCATTACAAAACTGAGTAAGTAAGTCCTTTATTTCAAAATGAAACGTTTCAAACCTCACATAGTTATTTATGTGATTAAATGATTCGTTCTACGAAATGCTTTGGTAAATTACTAACGTTATCCTTGATAAGCTTAATAGACGTACTGTCTAATACATATGTAACTGAGTGGTCATCCTTGCTTCTTGTGCATCTACCAGCCATCTGCACAAGTGCGTTTATGGTTTTATCAGTGTACCATGTTTTGTCAATATCAAACTTACGTCTGATACGCTTGTTAGATAATGGAGGATATGGTGTCTTAACGATAATTTGAAACCTACCCTTGTCACCCTTGAAATCAGTACCAAATCCTAATGATGGACTAACTAATATAGTTGGCTCCTTAGATGCAAAATGCATTTCAATGAGTTTCTCATTGTTTACATTCTCTTCTCTAAAGATAAACCTCCTACCCTTAAGCTTCATCTTTAGATAATTACATATCTCACTAGTGTGAGTGTGTATTAAACCCTTTTCAGTTCCATGTGCATCACACAATTCTTGAATCTGTTGTGCAATTACTGGTAAGTTCTTCTTCAGATTCTCATAGTTCAATGGAGTCTTGGAAGATATGTAAATAGGTGATTTTTTAGCATCAAATGTAGAATCTACATCAATAAAATCATAGTCATCAGGAGTTAATCCTAATGATTTAGCATACATATCAGGTCTGGTGATGGTTGCTGACATCAAAACAATCTTATCACCATAATCAAATATATCTTTGCATAAAACATCTACATTTAAAGGTGTAAATGAAATTCTTTCAGCGTTTTTATCAATAACATACTCACAACGGGTCCAATAATCTAATACCGTTGCTATTTTCATACTCAAATTACTTAAATACTTGAGTTTTATACGTTCACCTAGTGAAATACTAGTATTTTTATTGGACATTCTCTCTTTTAACTCTTGACATTCTTCATTTACATCAAGATGAAGGTTATTTATCCAAGTATAAACTCTATCATAAGCATCGGTAGTAACTTTAACAACTTCAATACCTGCTAATTTCAATTTAGCATACTCAATAGTCACACCATATCTATTAGCAAGCTCTTCTTCTAACTCACTTGCTTCATCACACACAATATAATTTCTTCTCTTTACATGATCTGGTAAAGCAAGAAACATGCTATAGTTAAGAACTGAAAATTTAGATATAATACTTGCATTACGTTCATTGTAGTAAGTGCATTTATTAGTTGACCAGCAAGTATTACGTAAAGTAGTAGACAATATACAAGGTGCAGCTTCTACATCAAAATTCTCATCAATATTACATTTATAATTAGTTTTACCCTTTAAATGTTGAGTATTATCAAACAATTCAACATATTGATCTTGTAATTGCTTAGTTATAGTTAGTGCAAAGGTACCATGAGCTGGTTCTGCCATACAGTCCATCTCATGTTGATAGTCACCAAATTGATCAGTTTTAAAAGCATCATAGCTTTCAATCAATTGTTTAAACCCTTCACTACATTCATCACTTGCATTACCAAGTGATTTAGAAATAAAACTCTTACCCGATCCAGTTGGTGCTCTAATAATTGCAAATTTCTTATTTTTAAATGTATTCTCAAGTGATTTAAGAATAAACACTTGAGAAGAAGAAGGTGTAAAACCCTCAGGGAAATTAGACAAAAACTTCATTAGTAATAGTATAATTGGTAAATACTATGGAACCAAGTATTATTTTGAGGTATGTAATCTAACTGACTCAATAAAGTATTTAGATAAATCAATTTCAGTTCTATCCACCATACATCTACAAAGAATATATACATCGGTATTCTTATCTTTAGTAGTATGACCTCTACCATTACAATGTTTACAATTTTGTTTAGGAAATTCTTTTAATGGAATTTGACTCTTATCTAACAAATCCACTTCATCTTCTGGTATTTCATAACAAATGCCTGAATTAATACTGATAAATTTCTTCATAATGGTTTAATTGTAAGTGTGGTGTTATAGAATTTATTCTTCTTAGTTGGTTGATTTAAAATGAATTTATAATGTAAAATGTCATCATTATTAGATAATATATCTAATCTATAATCTAACTTTAAGTTCTTATTTGTTTCTTCTATTACACCAAATGGGTAAGGTAATTCATAGGTGAAATTACCGTTTTTTTTAGCAAAGACAAAATGAATAGTATATTCATGAATGTTGAATATAATTAGTTTACCAGATTTAAGTAATCTATTTTCTTTATTATAGATACCTATATTAGTCTGCAAATATGGTAAAAAATAAGATTCTATAATTTCTTTTGTCATTTGTTTTGAAATGCTATCTTCTCACTTGGTGTCATTTTTTGTAGAACATTTGCAAAGTATTCCCAGAATTTTTCATTTGCTGGTATTGTTGCAACTACTTCTACATCATCGCAATTTACATTACGATAATCTTGCATAAAAATATCCCACACAGTGAGAAGATTCTTCTGTGCGGGATTGAAACGTGGTGGTCTAATTGTTGGTCTAAAGTTTAATGTCAGTCGACCATTTGTGCTGTTTAAGAGAGTGTAACTTAATGTCGCCATCATTCTTCTTGTTGGCGGTGCATTAATTAAAGGTCTTCTTCTTACAAATCTAATTTCACATACATTATTAAGAAGAATAGTCTTAAGTTGTTCTCTACTTACTTTCATTTAATGGGCTCACAACACCGAATATACGCTGCTCATTGAGGAAGACACCCTTCTTGATCTTACCATAGTTTGTGACTTCTAAGCTTTGAATCTGTACACCCATATTATTAGGGAAGCAAACATAGTCACCAACCTTCACCACATCAACAGCACCACCGGTGAGAATAACCTTACCAATTCTCCATGCTTGAGTTACTGAACTAAGAGGAATAGCAATACCATTTCTCATAATAGTATCACCACTATCATCACCAAAGTCAGTGTACTCAACCAAGATAACATCACTCATGATCTTGGAAAGTGCAAACCCTCTCAATGTAGAATTGAATGATTGATTGTGTGAATTGGTTAGATCAATCAAACTCTTACTAATAGGTCCAAGAGAATCTATGTCAGCCTTTTTGCTCATATTGTTTTAATTTAGTTGACAGTTCTTTAATATCAATATTACCGTCTTCAATATATTGAAGTATTTCTCTTTGAGACAATTGTAGATTTTTAGATAAAAACTCAACTACTTTCTTATCGACTTTATTTTCCGCTTTATCTTTTTTAAGATAGTTGATACGTTGGATTTTACCTTTTGGAAGTATGCTACACAAAAATTCATAGTGGTCTTTTTTACTTTTAAAGTTACTATAATATTTATTTGTAGTATCGTTGATTATAATCGAATAATTATCAGAATACATAGAGAGCCAACGGTTAATCATATAACCGTTGAACTCTTTTTCGTTATCGTCTAATTCTAATATATTTTTCGATTTATAATGAACTATATCATTAATAATATCGAATAACATATTAGTGTGAGATTATTTTACTAGTAGCAATAAAGATATCATCATTCATACTGTAAAACAAATTTACAACGTCATGAATGAAAGCTTTTACTTGCTCGTTATTCAATTCAGTGCTAAATGCAAACACTGGAGCCTTTTCACCTGCATTAACATTAATACCCAAATGACCCAATGCAGCACCATTCTTAATATGAGTAATACTCACACTGCATTTACCTTCAGTCTGCATAACACCACGCTGTTTGTGCTCTTTCTTAACGTAAATATCATCACCCCTAACATCTATAGCACAATTCAAATATTCTTGTCTACCAAGAATACCACCAACATTTGCACAAAACAAACGCTGATACGATACTGCACCATAAGCACTATCACCTAAAAGCGGAATCTCCCACAAGAAGTTAATAGAGTCATCACTCCAAATGTAATCCTTCTTATCGACATCCTCTTGATCAATCATACCATCAGCTAATACTTCCATCTTACCTCTGAAAGCAATAATATTACCAATAGGCAATACCTTATCCTTGAAGAACTTATAAGCAAATCGGTTATGCAACAGCATACCGTCGTAATGAGTAATTTTTTCTATAAACATAACAAAGTAAGTTTAATAGATTCTAAATGCTATTCAATGGTATTTTATAGTTTTGTTACCCAATCTAAAGGTGATCTTCTACCAATATTAGCCTTTACTTTATAATAGTCTAATTCAGGAACATATATAACATTTCTTAAAGTACCTGTTTGATATATATCTGCATTTTCAATTATAAATTGTTCATCATGATTATATTGAAAACATTCACTCAATACTTGATAGTTAAATATCTCTAAATCATTATCTACTAAATTACATAAAAGATCTTCATATAAAATACCTAAGTATTTGTAATATTGAATGGTGTATTCAGATAAATCATAAAACTTTAATGTCTCTAATATATTGTAATATCTTTCAAATAAATCTTTTCTGAATATACCGAGATTCATTCCATATCTACCTCTTACTCTTTTGTAATATATACCTTTAAAATTTTTATCTACTAAATTAAAGAAATTTGCACCCATGTATGCTGTATCATGGGTATAAAAAATATACTCTTCAAATTCATCTTGATGTTCAGCAATGTAGAATGCTGCAGTAAAATCTATACCACCGTATTTTACAAAGTGATGTTTTACACCATCTATAATTTTAGTTTCTTCTATTGGTGATTGACCAACTATAACTACAAATTTACTTCTCCATTCATAGTTTGTTTTATCTAAACTACTAAACATTAATTTAGTAGCTTTCTCATAAAACTTATAATTACTATTAACTACATATGTAATGTTCATTTTTTAAATATATCTACGTATTTTTCATCACCGTATATGTAATCAATAACGGGTTTAAGGGCTTTGAAATTATTATTTAAAGGTCTTAAGAAATTAGCTAATACATATTTACCTGTTTGAAGTTTAACACTATCAATTTTCCACCAAGATCTATCTAACCAATATTTAGATACATCTACTTCTCTGGGTGCATAAGTAACAGGTGTACGATGTTTTCTTAATAAAACACGCATTAGTGATTCATCAGAAAAAATTGGTTTATTAATTGCTTCTTTATTATCGTATACTCTTATATCTTTAAATGATAAAATATAATCTTTATAGCAAAGATCTAATGGGTTAACAATTTTAGTAAATAAAGAACCCTCTGCGGTAATTTCACCCATAGGAAATTTACCATCATCATCTGAATTTTTATAAACTTCTGCACCTACAGCTAACACTGTATTAGGTCTTCTTGCAGATAATACTCTATGAAAATATGGTACTGATAATGGTGCAGTATCTATATCATTTACCATACACACTTCATTAGGGTAATATTTAGCAATATAAAACCGTGCCATTTTTGCTTGATTACCTTCAGGTATACCTTCTACAGGATATAATGGAAACACTTCACCAAATTCACGCATTTTAGCTATAAGCTCATCATCTCCTGTTCTTTTAGTTACAAATGCAAGAGATACCGGTACATTAAAGAAATTCTTCCATGCTTTAGCTACTATAGGAAAGAAATTAAGGTAAGTTTCGTTTTCGTCGGTGCTAAGTAATACTCTGTTCATTATTAAGTACCTTTAATATTGGCACTTTTATTAAGTCTTCTGATTGTTGAAATTCAACCTCTATACCTTCTTTATGGAATTTATCTACTTCTAAATAGAGTTTACTACCACCGCTACCAGCTAAATACTTAGTAGCCTTATATTCTTTACATATTTGAACTAATCTATCAGTACCTCTTAAATCAGTAGGAGAATCACCAACAATATGTGTTTTAATATCTAACATTTGTGCTATTTTACAGATAATTCCTGTATTAGTACATGCTAAATTATCAGTTACACAATCTTCAAATTCAGATAATATATGACTATATTGAGATAATTGATTTTTTATTTTAGCCCAATCTTCTATATAATTAACATACCGTTTATTAATTATAGGTTCCAACCCTTTATTAACACTTAAAGTATACCATTTATCATTGTAATTAAATCTATTTTGAAAGTTATTCTTTTCAAATTGACAATGAGTTAAAACTACAAAAATATCTGAACTTTTAATCTTTTGAAAAAAAGGATACCAAGGAATAAAATTAGGTTGGTGTATTGAAACTACCATGAGCTATCTACAATATATGCTTTACGTCTTATAGCAGTACTTTGATCGGCTACCACCTTAAAGTTAGGATTTTGTTCAATAAACTCATTTACTGCATCAGGTACTTGACTCAATTCAGTGTTACGATCATAATCATCAACGCATATAACAGCACAATTTAATTTTACTAATAAATTAATATCACTTAATACAGCCTGCTTATATTGTATACCATCAACAAAAGCAAATGCAAAAGGCTTCTGTTTTTCTAATAATTCATATAAACTAGGATCTTGTGATGGTAATTTAAAGTGAATAATTCGATCTTGAAAGTGTTTTACCTTATCTTTCCAAACACTATATGGATAAGGTTTACCATAGCTATCTGGAATGTTATTCCAATTATCTTCAAATGGGTCGATAGCTATATATTTTCTATTGAATTTTTTACAGCTTCTAAGTAAATGAATACTAGTATCACCACTACCACAACCAATTTCAATTACATTACCCGGTTGCTTGTTAAGAGTGAAATTAACAATATCGTCTAAGGACAATTCAGGTGCCTGTTGTTGCTGCTGCATGAAGATTTTAGATGTATTCATATATTAAACCAGTTTACAAAGTTTTCATAACTCATTTCACGTGAGTGGATATACCAAAGTTCGTGATTGGGATCGTATTTATTATACTCCATACACTTCCAACCATTTTCAAACTTTATGAGTTTGATGTTATTTTCATTACAAATAAGCTCAGTATGAACATTCCACTTATTAAATGGTGGAATGAATACTTTAGCGTTTGCAAGAGAACATGAAATAAGAATTGACATTTCTTGCTGTTCAGGTGTTAAAAGTCTATGATCAATATGAATTAACCCATGACCAGCTGTAACCACATCGTCACGTAATTTAGGTACACCAGCAATATTAGGTTTAAAAAATACCTTTATATCTGATAATGCATTAAAAATCTTAGGGTAAACTCTTTCTACCTTACTACCTGTCTCATTAGACATATTATGCACCAATGGTGAAATACCCCAAAGAACTTGACTATCAGGTACATTTTGAAGGATATAATCTGTCATTAAATTGACAGTATCCATATTGCAGTTTACACAAACATCATCAAATCTAAATATTTTACTCATAATTTTATATGTTCTAATAGCTTCTTCACTCTAGCCTTATAGGTATGCTTTTTAACAAAATCTAAACCTTTTTGAGCTATTTGTTCTATTAATTTAGGATTACTCTTCAAATAATCAATCCGTGCATTTAGTTCATCTAAACTCTTATACATTACACAATTTTCAAAATCAGTAAATCCTAATTCTACATATTGTGGATTGTAATTAGTTAAGAGTAATGTACCACATCCTAATGTTTCAAAACTTCTATAGTTTATATCATTAGAAATATTCTTATTAAAATGTATATGGTAAGAATTAATAGCTTTAACCATATCATCACCAATAACAAAAATATCTTGCTTTAAACCTTTATTAACGGTTAAATAGTCAATTATTTGTTTTCTATTTACATAATTACCACAAAAACCAATAAAATGCTCTTTAGGTATATCTAATTTCTTAATTAATGTATCATCATAAGCATTAGGAAACCAAGCACGATCATTTCCAATAGCATAATCTTTAGTTGAGTGTAATAGTAAATTATACTTACCATCATTGAAAATTTTATTATAAGGTTCAACACCTCTACAATGAGCATCAATAGACCATAAGATTTTATATGGCTTTGTTATTGGTGATAAGTCAGGTAACCAATCATCACCATAATTTTCTAAGTTAAAAATGATATCAAATGTGTTAAAATCGATATCATAATCACAATGACCTTTACCCCATACAGTTGCTTTACAACCTAAATCGTTAAAGGCTCGTTGTAAACTTAAACATTCACGGTATTGTTTATTACCTTCATTTCTACCAGCTTCTTGTATAATTAAAACTTTCATTCATTTATACCTATTAAACCTTTATAATCATCATTACGTTGATTGTGTTCATTAAAAATACAACCAACAAACTCATAGTTATTACGTTTTACAGGGAATTTTTTAGTATCTGGATTCATATGACGTGGATCACGTATACTATCATGCTCAATACGGTTATCCTTTACATATTTCCAAACCATATCCTGTAAGAAAAATTGATCAATACCTTTAATAAAATTAGGGTTAATTTTTACATATTGCTCAATTAAATTACTAATATTAGGAATTACACCTGTTTTACAACCCCACATACCACCTAAAAACTTAACACCATAGTGCCATGGGTGGTCGCGCATGCAATGAAATGGTTTATTAGAACTTTCCCATTCAGTTACACACATTTTCTCTCTTAAAGATAACCTTGAATCAGTATCTCTAATAATATACTTAGTGACTTCAGGGTCATCATTAACTAAGAATCTAATAAACAAATTATACCAATGTGGAAAATTATGTTCAACCACCCTAATTTGTGCACCAGCTTGATTCAACTTCTTAAGTAAATCATGATTGGTATATTTATCGGTGTAAATTCTTACTTTCCAACCAGGGTAAATTTCATTAGCGAGTTTGATATTTTCAAACGCACCTTGAACATACATTGGTTTATCACCCCAAAGAGAAAAGCTAATAATTTTCATATTAACAATCAACCTTAGAAAAATTAGGAGTGAGTTTGAGAATTTCAGCCCACTTATTGATTTCTTTCACTCTTTCTGGTCCAAGAATAGGCCACAACTTATCAGAGAGTTCCTTATTAGGGCCTTCACGCTGTTCTAAACCTTTAGCAACTCTATCTTTCTCCATTGCATTGAATACCCAATGATTGTGAGTAATAGTGATATCAGGACGAAATACCTTTCTATCAAATGCAAGATAAATTTGATCTAACCACTGATCTACCCAGTTACGAACAAACTCATCACGCATAAACTTACCAGTAACTTCACAATAATATCTATGAATAAACAACCAAGATGGGAATTTATCACGTCTATAACCATCATTACCACAAACTAGCTTGAACTTATCAGGGCACTTTTCAGGTGTAAACTCTTCTAAAATCTTAGCATCCCAATCATCGGTGCTAAACATCATATCATCCCCAACCATTGAAATAATCTCTTCAGTACTTACTTCAGCTAACTTATTCCAAATAGTATGAATGTTGGTTTTAGGTCCTTGTGGTTCAAACTCAACAATCTTGAGATTTGTAATGACTTTAGTAAGCTTCTTACATCTATCCAAAGTGGGGTCATCTGCATCCATACCGAAATACACGGTAAAATTATTAGGATCTTTACATCTAGCTAATGCGGTAAGTAAGAACGTGAGCTTTAAATTCATTCTCTCACGTGTAGGAAGAAGAAGAGCGATTTTCATCTGTTTTTATTAAATGTATTTTACTTATTTTTCAACTTTCTTAATGCTTTAATTACACTTTCTTCCTTTTCATCAGGCACTTGCCATGGTGTGTATTTATTTTTACTATAAAAGTAACGAGCACCATTTTGGATATTAGTTCTCCAATCTTCTCTTGGTCTAATAGAAGAATTAACCTCAGAACATGCTTGTTCAGCTAAGAAATCGCAAGAATTTTGAATATCAGGCCACCACCAATAAGCAGGTAAATAACCCTTCTTTACTGCTTGATATGAGTGATCTACATGTTCCCATGCATTTACATATTCATCATCAAATAAACCAATATCATCTAGCATTTTAGATGTATATACACAAAATGCACCAACACAATGATAGTTAAGTGCTAAGTTAACATTATTACCATAATCAATAACTATACGAGGTATTAATTTACCATCTTTCTTATTAGCAGGACCATGATATCCAAACATTAAATGCTGGATCCCAGTAGTTTCTATATATTTTATATACTCATTAAACACTTCTGGATTGGTAATATAGATATCATCCTCAATTAGGAACAAATAATCACATTGATTAAAGATTAGATACTGTAAAGCTTTATTTTTAGATCTACCAACACCAAGATTCTTCTCATTATGTATATATTCACCACCGGTGATTGCAAAAGATAATGGTTCTCCATCATTTACAACTACTAAACAATCAATTTTATCTTTTGGAACACTATCATAACACTTTTTAAAGAATTCTGGTCTGTTGCATGTAATGATACCTAAACCTATTTTAGCCATAATACAATTTATAATAATGTTTTAGGAAATAAATAATTGAAATGGCTACAGTTCCTCCACAAGAAGTTCCAGTAAATCAGTTACCAATTAAACAAGGTATAGGTCTTACAGACTATATCATAATTAATAGCGGCTCTCTTGCATTAGTACAATGGGGTGATGTGGTTATTACTGCAAGTCAAACTGATTTCTATGCAACCATTGAAAGCATCTCTGCAGCTCAAGTAGAATTAACCACACAAGTTAATACTATATCAGCTAATATTGATACTAATCAACCTAACTGGGATAGCACTTATAATACTGTAAATGCATTAAGTGGTGGTTGGACTAATACACCTACAACTACTTTAAATGTAGTCGGTCTTATTAGTAATAATAGTATTGGATATACTGGAGCATTAACACCTATTACCAATCCAATTGTTATTGGTTTTAATGGTGCTTATGGCTCTAATACTAAAGTAGATCTCAATAATGCTGAACAATATGTAACTAGCTTTATTGATAATGCTTGTTTACAGTTCCAACCAGGTACCTATAGAATTAATGGTACATTATATAGCACTATAGGAACTGCAGCTAAGAAAGGTCTTTACTTCTTTGGTTTCTATGGCTCTTTACCAAGTGTTGGTAACAATAAGAGCTATAGTGCAAGCAATACACCAACAGCCATAATCTATAGTACCGTTGGTTATAACAACACTACCAATTCACACACCTTTGAGAGTTATGTTTATATTAGTAGTGCTTGTTATGGTTTGTTATTTTACACTAATGATGACAGTGCTTCATCAGCTGTAACAGGTGCTGGTGTTAATTCCACTATTACCCTTGCATTTGGAACAACACCAGCATATGGTGGTACCTTGGATATTACATATTTATCACAAGGTAATTTCCTTAATATTACCGGTACAAGCAGTGTTGTAGCAGTAAGACCTAATATTTAAATCTTAAACTTACGGTACAATTCCTTAGCTTGTTTATCCTTGTTGGTTTCATCTTTTAACTGCTCTAAAAGAGCAGCCATATCATTGTATTGGGAACCAACAACAGTTTCATTATCACCAATCAAGTCACCTTCAGCATCAAGATACTGTTTAATAATTTGAATACGTTCTTCTCTGTTCCCAAATACTTCAATAATAGCTGGGCAATCATAAGAAGGTAAGAATGGTGTACTTCCAGGCTTAATGTGATGGGTGTGAATAATAGCTTTAAAGATATTATCAACTTCGGTGATGTATTCCTCATCAATTTCACGCATTCCATCGTCGATAATAGGAACAGGTGCAGCTTTAGTAATAGGTGTAAAGAAGATAATATCTAAACCTTTGATACTTTCTCTAACAAGCGGTATACATTTATTAATGAATTCTTCGTCTATGTCACTTGCCTTTTTATCAACTGACCAGAGAGAATATACAATGGCATCTAATGGTGATCTATCAAATATAACCTTATCTTTCTTGTTATATTTCTGCATTTCATCAATTTTACAATTGAGAATAGCCCATTGACCTTCTTTATTACAATTTTTGCTATGAGGGTAGTTCTTTTCTTTAATTAAATCACGATAATCAGTCTTTTCACGCTGATAAGAAGGCCATTCTTTAATGAAATCTTGGATGAGTGTTGATTTACCTTGACAGGCGGTACCCGAAATAGCAATACGCATAACTAAATTTATATTGCTATTTCGGGTATTTCAAATGTATATTACTTAGCTTTTACTCTAAATGTTCTACCTAATGAATCTTTCTTTAATACTTCACCTGGTTGTAAGTTAGCTGCTGCTTTTTGAGCTTGTACTTGAGCTTGTTGATTACCTACTGCTTCAGCGCCTTTTGCAGCTGTAGCTGGTTGAGCTTGTGCTTGTGGTGTTGCACTACCTTGTGCTGAAGTATATTCATCACCTTCACCGGTACCTTCTGATGATTCACCTGCTCCAGCCATTTCAGCTGCACCTGCTTCTTCAGTACCTTGTGTTGGTGATACTTCTTCTTGACCTGTTGGTTCTTCATAACCACCATTACCTAAACTCTCTGGTGATTGAGCGTTTGGATTTACTTCACTACCAGCATCAGCAGGTGCTTCAGCTGTACCTAAACTTTCTGGTGATTGAGCATTAGGATTTACTTCACTTCCAGTATCTACTGCACCACCACCACCAGTTACTGCACCGAGTGCTTGACCTGCCAAACCACCAGCGGCACCAACTAAACCACCGGTTGCAGCGCCTGAAGCAGCACCTTTAAGTGCTCCTTTAAGTCTTTCACCTTCTTTAGCACCTAACGCACCTTT